TAAATAAAGGCTTTAACCGGCTCACCATTGATAATGTGCATGTTTTCGGTGATCGGATCGCTCGGATTGATAGCATCTTCATCAGGAATAACGTCTTCAGCGTCGCGAATACCCAAAACTTCCAGCATTTGCCGGTGTAAAAGCGGTAAATCGTACATTTGCGGGGCCTGGGCGGCCAATTGCAGGGCTGCCTGGTACTGCATAATGCGCTGCGCCAGTGTTCCGGCGTTTGGATCGCTCACCGGGATGATATCGACGCGATCATCGAAGTCTTCGAGGGTCAATTCACCATCGATTAGCTCATACGGGTACTCAAGGGGGCCAAAATCACGCACAACACCCGATAAAATGCGCAATTCCCTACGCATCGAGGCATGTAAACGGGCCTGCACCGCGCTCATAACCTTCATTGAGCGTTCTAAAATCGCTAAAGTGGTGCCAACCGGCGCTTCGGCGTTCATATCCGCCACTTTCACGTCCGCCGCCGAGGCAAAACGGCGTCCTTCCTCCACGATATCGCCCATTAACTGATATAAAACGCCAGATGGCTCTTTGTAGGGCAGAAAGCTGATGTTGTCGCGGATAACTCCGCCCGGCACATCCACATCACGGAATTCGCCGGGCATAATCGGGGTGTCATCGCCCTTGATCCTGAGTCCGCGCGCCTTCAAACCACCCGGCAGGTTGGACAGGGTGCCCGCGTCGACCAGTTGACGCAGCAATGAAGTAGCCGATTTGGCTAAGCCGCCGATCATGTGGATCAGGCCGAAGCCGTAGAATCCAAGCCCCGGAAGGTACTGATAATGAACAAAATGCTCGCGTTTTTGTTTCAGTTCATCGTCTTCGTACCAGTTACGGCGGATCGCTAAAATAGTCCGTGAGGACTTATCAATGCTGATCACATAAGGCAAGCCGATCTCAGTCGGTTCGCCATCCTGAGTGTCTTCAAAGCCCGGCAAGTCCAAATCGACCTGGATCTCTAAAATGGTGTGCCGCGAATCCATGTCGTAATTGGCCGAATCGCCGGTCAACTGGTTGTATTTACGTTCAATTTCGCCGGTATCGGGGCTGGGTGCGGGTAAATCCACATCCAGATAAAAACCGGATACCTGCAGCTTGCGCACCTCATTCTTGCTGCGTTTCATCACATGGGTAGCGCGTTCGCAGGTAGTCAGGTCGGATGCGCCATAACTGACCACAAAATCTTCGGCTGGAACGAACATCGAGCACGGTCGTCCCATATTCGGGTCGAAATACACCTTGCGGAATGCCGAACCGGCCAGCGGCAGAGAAAACAGCATCTTCTCGGTCTCCGAGCGGTACTCGACCATCCGCTCAGTCAGCAGGTAATTCAGATAATCTTTGACCCTGCCGGCCTGTTGCTGCTTCTCTTCGGTCATTGACCCAACCACAGCAGTCTTGACCGGCCCCGCGGCCGGAAACAGTTCCTGAATCGCCTGTGCCTGAAAACGCACCACCGATTCGGTTAACAACGGATGAAATACCCCACAAGCCCCATCCCACGGGGTGGTACGGTCAGCATGTTTGAGGCCGAGTAAATCCAGCCCGTTGATATAGGTCTCTTCCCAATCGCCCCGACTATCGCGGTCTGATTGATAAGCAGAGATTAGCTCGGAAGAAATCTCGCGCAGTTCGCCTTCATCGATGTACTCAGCCAGGTTGGCATCGTGTGCAGTACCGTCTTCCTCAACAGCATTGGGATCAAAATCAATAATCACGCCGCCATCAGGGGTTTCCATCGAGGGTCTTGCCCTAATGGACGCTCTATTGCCATCTAGCCATTCCTACCAAAATTACCACCGCGAGTCGCAGCACCCATCCCTCTAACTCTACCGCCTTCCTTCGCGGACCACTCAGCAGGATGTTTGAATGGTTTAGACTGTTTCTTCTGCGGCTCCTTTGCTTTCACCTCCGAATCCTTCTTTCGTTGCTCCAGAGCCTGGATTCGTTGCTCCAAAGCCTTCTTTCCTTGCTCCAGAGCCTTCTTTTCTTGCTTTTGTTGCAACTCCTCATAAGTGAAAGCATCCTTTTTTCGCCGCTCCCATGCCGGCATCCAGCCGTAAAGTGAATAACTTTTGATATAAGGAAATATTTCTCGCAATTCGGCCTTCCCGCCCTTGTCGTACCGAACCTTGCCGCCCTTTTCATACTTCACCTTCGCCTTTCCGGGTTTCTTTTTGGTGCTGTCGTAGTAACTGGGCATTAGATTCTCCTTGAACCTTTGGTTAAACCTGTCTTGGCCCTGCCGTCAATACTGCCCCCTCTTGCAAATTTACGAGGAGCTTCTGGAATTAAATCTCCCTCTGGATCGACGTCAGACTTAGCCAACTGGCGCCGAAGGCGCTCGTCGGCGAGCTTTCGGTAGCGTTGTTCTTCTAATTTCTGCTTCCGTTGTTTTTCAAAAGGCTTTGGCTTATAAGGGTTTACGGACAGAGCCCCGAGCCCCAGCAACGCAGCAGCAAGCCGCAGATCGTCCTTATCTATTGCGGCGCTTCCTTTTTTTATTTTTTTTATTTGTTCTTGACCCTTTTTAACAGCGCGCTTTCCATATTTTTTAACAGCAGCCTTTCTTGAGCCTTGTGCTAAAAGGAGCCTTGCTGCTGCACCTAAACCTAATAGGGGTAATGGCATTATCTTTCCCTAATAATAATTGGCGGTACGCTGGTACATCGGTTCATCTTCCTCATCGGTCTGCAATCGCAGAAAACCACCTTGGCGAAATCGCAGCAATGCCTGTGTACTACTGTCCACCAAATCATCATGCTCTCCGACCGGAAAAGATGCAAATTCCTCAATTACTTCATCGGCCCAGCGTTTTTCCGGATGCCACACTACGCCAGATGCAAATAAGTCTGCCACCGCATTAACTCTAGCAATTTTATCGTTCCCCCGTGACGGGGTGTATTCGCCCACCGGGATACCCATTGCCCGTAATTCAAAAATCAGTGGTGTACCCGCAGCCTTGGCTTCAACCACAAACGCATCAGGCTGCCAGTTTTGATAATGTTCAAACGCCACTTTCTTCAGCTCAGGAAATTCGAGCCGCTCCTTGTAGGCGTCCAATAAAATAATATTCGGTTGATTTTTGCCATCATCATCGGAGCGGTAAAATACCCCCCAGGTGGTACAGGCGGAGTAATCGGCCCGCTGGGTTTTCAGAAACGCGGTATCCCATGATTGAATCACAAACTCACAGGCAGGCGGTTTTTCCCGTTCCCAAAGGCGCCACCATTCTCGCTTCACCAGCGCACCTTCTTCAGAAGTGGGGTTCTGCTGGTATTGGGCTGACCATTTGGATACCGGCAGCTCGTTGCGTAAGGCTTCCAGTTCATTCAATGGCCAGAATTGCGGCCAGAGCGCATTGCCAGACGGCATAATGGCAGGAAATTCAATCACTTCCCATTCATCAGTTCCGTCACGTTGTACCGAAGATCGAATAATCTGCCCGGTTAAATCACGTTTATGCCAGCGGGTCATGACCACCACGATGGCGCCTCCCGGTTGAAGGCGTTGTCGAGGGCCGGAGGTGTACCAGTCATAAACCTTATCAAACACTGACGGATCAATACTTTGACCTTCCTGCTCAGAATGGGGGTCATCAATAATAAGCAGATCAGCACCCTTACCAGTAACCGCCCCACCTACCCCGATGGCGAAATATTCACCACCCTGGTTGGTACTCCAACGTCCCGCTGCCTTGGAGTCAGCCCTCAACGCAACCTGCGGGAAAATCACTTTAAAATTCTCATCAGCCACGAGGTTACGGACCTTACGGCCGAACCCAACTGCCAACTCGGCTGTATGCGCTGTTTGAATGATTTTTTTATCGGGATATTTGCCCAAAAACCATGCCGGTAACAAATACGAAGCAAACTCCGATTTGGTGTGCCGGGGAGGCATGTTGATAATCAGGCGTTTCAACTCGCCTGCAGCTACCCGCTCAAAAGCTTCCGCCATGATTGAGTGATGGCGCCCTTCAATGAAGGCAGGCCATGCCTGGCGTACAAATCCTAAATAAGTGTTGCGGGCATTTTCACGCTGCTCTTGGGCATCGAACTCTTCAAGCAGTTTAAGAGCCCGCTGTTGCTCAGGAGCTGACAGCGTTGGGATATTTTGTAAAGTGGCTACATCAATATGGTCTTCAATAGCCATAAAATAACGAGTCCCTCACTTATTTCTTGCTCCGCTTCTTCCTGCCGTGTCCTTTGTAGCCGGAGGCATAAGCCGCACGTCCCTGGCGTTCTGCC